GTCGAGAATAGCTCCCTCAATTCCCAGTCTGAACGCAGGGTGCGTTTAGCTCTGTAATTGAGACCCACCTCATACGAAGTTTCGTTTGAGGCCTCTGCGGAGTCCCTGATTTCCAATTGGATATTGGTTCAGGATCTTCAGTGAAATACTGAAGCAACGCAGAGTCGTTTTCGATCGGAAGGCGTTCATTCCTTGATATTTTATCAAGGATGTACACCTCTGTTCGCTGAAGGTTTCTGTTATACCGAGTCTTAAACCCGGTAAGATCAGCACCTAAAGCGGACTGTAGACCGAAAACACCAGATCGCATGTCTACCCGCGCTATGCGCGAGGGTAGGGTCGACGCAAGTCGATCAGCCGCGGTATTGAGGCGCTTCTTGTAGAAGTTGTTCCTCGTATCCACGGTACTTGCTAGCGATTCCGGTTTGCCGTCATTGAAGGTTCGCCAATAAGCGGGAGTCACGTCGACTCCGCGAAAGGCATCAACGCCACAAGACTCTCTGAAGTTTCCACTCCAGAAGGACTTAGAATCGTTGACCTTGAAATGTAACATTTCAAGGGCCGCAATGAACAGCTCCCGACAGTCGACGGGGATGACAACGTCATCTCCGAAGACGGAAACCTGTCCCACGAGGTCCATTACTGCTTTCTTTGTTGGCCTAAGGCCACGTTGCGTAAGCACCGTAGATACGGCGATACTCAGAAACAGCATGGACTCCACAGGAAAGGTACAGGCATTGCCCATAGTTGAGAATTTTCTCAACCGTATAACAGAGGGAACCTTGTCGGTTATCCTCTGCTCTACTTCTTGGGTGCGAGACGCTCGTAGGCAGTCTAATAGTCTCGGGTTCGCCCGAAACATCTGCCCAACTGCGTGACAAGTGACACGATCGCTGGCAGCCGACAAGTCGACTGTAGCAAGCGTGCCATTCCTGGACCCCACGACGCATAAGTCACGGTTAAGAGTTTGATCGTCGAAACGAATAAACTCGTTAATCCATGAAGAACGCGTTCGGTCGCAGAAGTAGTGCCAGATATTCTGCTGGCACCACATATGCGAACTCGGTTCCGCGGCAATGAGCCGAGGTTTCGAGTAGGTTTTCGGAACACACACCATTCGAGATCGAAGCTCTCCTGAGCTAATCTCTCGTCCAGTGTGAACTCTGTCCGCCCAACTGCTAAAATTGTGGAAACCACAATCGGCAATTGGGAACTCGCTTTCCAGCTTATCTGACCAGTTACTCCAATAGTACTTATTGGCTGGTCCACGATACTCTGAAACAGCGCCTTTTCCGTTCCTGAACCGCCATACACTCGGATCATAAGAACCGAGTGCTGCGGTAACAAGATTTGACACGAAGTCAAGTCTTGCCAGGAGACCCGACAGTTTTCTTCGCATTTGATGCGAAGAGTGAGACTGAGCTCTACTTGAGTAGAGGAGCGACTTCGAGAAGCCTTTGTAGGTTTCAAGATAGTTTACCCCTCTTCTTGCCACGTCCTGGCTTCCAGAAGTCGCGTGACTTGCGTCACTCCGACTAATGTCGTCAGGGCAGACAACAGTAGGTCTCTCCGAGGTGTGTCTTCCATTAACATTTCTGTTAATTGGATCACCAGCTCCTGAATGAGGTCCGCATCGCTGCGGCTCACATCCGGGTGCCTCGTTGACATCTCCAGTTCCCCAGAACCTTTCGGGTTCTGGGAGACTGCTGTCGACAGCATAGAACTCGACGACTTCTTTTTCGTCTTGTTCAGCTGTGCAGCGGAGTTTTCCCTTTTTGAACGCCAGCGTAAGCTGGCGGACAAAGCGGATAGCTTCGACATTGCAATTCTCCTTCAGTTTACCCGACTCGTGAAAAACCAGTAAGTAGAGTCCCCGAAGAAACTTCGGAATCACTACTGTATTAGAGTACCTCTTAGATAGAGGTAACCCTGATAATTTGTACTGGCCGCAAGATAGGCACCGATCAAGGTGCTTACCTATAGCAGGGAGGTCTTCGAGAAAAACTCGAATTCCTCGATGCTCCACGAGTCTCTGGAGACGGTTGAGATCTCTCTCAAACTCGTCTCTCAGGGTCGGGAATGCGTGGGTGGCATCCGCGAGGATGCCCTCCCACAAGTTCTGGAGTTCCCTAACATGGCATTTAGACATACCGCGGATTAACTCCGTAGAAATGTCCCATGCTGTTAGGTCCCATTCTTCCCATTAACAGAAGGAAATCCCTGCCACCCGACTCAACTACAAGTTGAGGCTATCCCCTTCACAGGGCGATACGGAAGGTTAGGATTCCCAACCGTTCAAGCTGACCAGAAACGCATTCGTGCTGAGGATCATGAGATCCGCAACGGCGTCTGCGAGAGCGGTCGCGGTGTCACCGGGCTTGGTCTCGATCACGAAGTAGAACTTGCGTTCATACTGCGGGACGTCACCAGCCTGGAAGATGGTATGCACAACTTCAAAGTTGTGCCTATCAGCTTCGTACGGACGCGCCGTAGTCGGACCCACTTTCGTGTGCCGAATACGGGCGCGGTATTCGTCAAGAGTGTTACGCAGCAAATACTCCGAAGAGTAATTCTGCTCACTAATCTTGACGAGGACCTTGTCACCACCAGCTTGAGGAATGGTAAGCGTGTTACCCAACATGGAACTTCTCCTAGAAACTTTTACCGACCCAACGGCTAACGCCGCTGGGCGGCAAGAGCTGCTAGGATCGACCACTGCCCATTAGTTAAAATGGGCAGTTGAGGAAAGGGAAACGGAACGGCAGGAAAGCAAACATAGCGTTCCTTCCGTCGCCACTGCACGATGTAGGATTGGCCTCGAATGGCCGCCAACATCCAAGGATCTCCGGTCCAGTTCTCGACAACCACATCAGTGATCGTCGAGCGCATGTAACAGATATCCTTCCAGGTACAGCCTACTGAATTGTTGGTAGCGGCGATTATATCGCCGGTATTACCAAACCAGTCGGCTAACCACGACCAGGGAGTAAGCTCCCAAGCCGCAGCTAACAGCTCATGCGATGTAAAACCAAACGTCAGTTCTTTAGCAAGTTCAGAAATCTTGCCATAGCCTAACGTAGGTAATACAGAATCAGGTAGAAGTTTCCAACTACATGATCCCCAAGCTTTCGAATGCTTGGTTGCGTAAGCCGTTGCGTCGAGCCCACCTTCTAGCCTACTTTCCATAAAGTAGGTAGCAGGCGAGTCGATAGGCCCGTCGGTCGTACCTAGAGAGCACCGTTTCCTTAGCGTTTCACCTGCACGAAGCTTCATCAGCATTATTATTCGGTCATCGACCGCTTTCATAAAGCTGTAGAGCTTCCGCAGATCGCTGATCATTGGCTTAATGGCCCATCTCCAAGAGAGATAGCCATTAGCGGCACTCTTTAAAAGAGTGTCGCCGTAACCTTTGACCAGTCCTGGTAGGTCCTTCAACTCTCCTACGAATGTCGGTACGCTCACATGAGGTACCGATGGATTCGTCTTGGAAAGAATTTCCCACGCCATGTTCGAGCGATCGAGCCCAGTAAGGGCACCGAAGCCAACATTGCGAGGATCCCAGCCCGTAAACTTGGTCTGTATAGGACTCTCGTCCCATATACAGCCCCCAGGTGACGTAGCTGTGAGTGTCGGATAGCGTGTGTACACCTCGAGAAGACTGAAGTCGTTTGCACTACTTCGGTTCCCCTCAAAGTCATCACATACTCGCCGAAAGCCATCGGTCTTGTCAACGAGAAAGGTAGTAGGACCAATCTTGGAGGTGTAAGAACCCCAAAATTGCTGCCTAAGATCCTGTTCTCGATGGCGTAGACCCATGACTTGACCTCCGTGAAACTCAACCTCAGGGAGACAAATGTCTTACGAACTGAGAGATCTCAATTCGGTGGAGACCCGCGGAAGCGGGTCT